ATAATTATTTGAGAATCCCATAAATTTTCCTCACAAATTAATGCTACAATTCTACAGAAAGGAAGTTGTTTAGGCTTCATTCTAATAAATTTTTCTGTTGTTTGAATCCATTTGCGAATAAATACGGTTTTAATATTGCCATGAGTTTTTGGGCTATTTATAAATGTATCTGAACAAGGAACATGAAAATGTTCGTATGCTTGAGGCGATTCTGAAAAAGGCATAAATTCATCTATATGCTTAAGTAATCTACTTAATTTTTGTGTTTGCCCTCTTTGTCTTTTTTTAGAATAATTCAATTCCATACCTCACTCTTTGACTGATTCCAGATTCTGCAACCTATCCAGTCGATATTTATCGTTCCTTATTGCCACATTCACTACATAAAGCATCATGTAAAGAGAATGCACCGCCACATTTTATGCAAAGCCACATTCTCCTATCTTGCTCTAAAAATGACGTAACACCTCTTTCCAATGCTGTTTTACTATTTTCAACAAGGCTAACATTGTACCTTTTATTATAACTTTTTTCAAGATTTTTGATAAGTTTACAGGGAAAATCAGAACACTCATAACAACGTACAAGACTTTTCCCTTGTACACAACTTTTTATATTACACTTACGACAGTGCTCTGGCTTACCTATATCACCTTTCAAACACCCTTCACACGATTTTCCATATTTCCGTACTCCCACATGCTTGTAACAGACAGCACAATTCATCCCACAAGGAGCAAGCATAATATCTTCAATTATATTGGGCATTTTCATATTGTTCTCCTCGTTTTTAGCAGCTAGTGTGAAATTAAGCAAATTTCGATTTTATTACTCAAGTATACCAGAAAACCTCATTGATTAAAACACAAAAATTCCTCTGTCGTCATATACACTTCCACCGGAATCCATCTCATTCCGAATAGCTCGGTCCAGTGCCATAACTGTTGCCACTGCACCGTCAATCTTCTCCGTGGACTTCTCTTTATCCGGTTTAATATTCCCCGCCGGGTCCTGCCGGATGAAAATATTATCCATCATCCAACGGAGTACCGGGTGCCCGCTATGAGATAACCGTTTCTCCAGGGTCAGTTCCATCAGCCGCTTAGACGGCGGTGACATATCCTTAAATCCCTGCCCAAACGGAACTACTGTAAATCCCAAGCCTTCCAGGTTCTGTACCATCTGCACCGCTCCCCAGCGGTCAAAAGCAATTTCTTTTATATGGAACTGCTTCCCAAGGTCATCAATGTACTTTTCTATAAATCCATAATGGATAACATTCCCTTCCGTGGTTTCCAAAAATCCCTGCTGTACCCACACATCATAAGGCACATGGTCACGCCGTACCCGAAGCCGCATATTTTCTTCCGGTATCCAGAAGAATGGCAGGATAATATAATTCTCTTTCTCATCTCTTGGCGGAAATACTAACACAAATGCCGTGATATCAATTGAACTGGACAAATCCAGACCTCCATAACACTCTCTGCCCTTCAAGACTTCCACATCCACCGGAAAGTCACAAGTATCCCATTTATCCATTTGCATCCACCGGGTAGACTGTTTCACCCATTGGTTTAGCCTGAGCTGCCGGAAAATATTTTCTTCCGCCGGATTGTCCTTTGCACTTAGCCAGGCATTCCGTACCTTTTCAATGTCAATTGTATGACCAAGGGATGGATTCGCCTGATACCAGACCTTTTCTGAAGACCAATCCTCATCTTCAGAAGCCCCATAAATGACTGGATAAAAGGTCGGGTCTATCTTCCTTCCAAGGATAATGTCTTCTGCCTTCTGATGTTGTTCAAAACATACAGAGTTCCGGTCATTCCCTGCTGTCGTGATTAAAAAGAACAGCGGTTGTGTCCTTGCATCACCAGAGCCTTTCGTCATGACATCGAACAATTCACGGTTCGGCTGGGCATGAAGTTCATCAAATATAACCGCATGGACATTCAGTCCATGTTTGGTATAGGCTTCTGCAGAAAGCACCTGGTAAAAACTATTGGTAGGCTTATAGACCAACCGCTTCACAGACATAACTGGCTTTATCCGCTTTTTCAATGCCGGGCACTGATCCACCATATCTACTGCCACATCAAATACAATGGAGGCCTGCTGCCGGTCCGATGCACAGCCATAAACCTCTGCACCCCACTCCCCATCTCCGCAAGCCATATAAAGGGCAACCCCGGCAGCCAATTCTGATTTCCCATTCTTTTTCGGGATTTCCACATATGCTGTGTTATACTGCCGGTACCCATTCTCTTTTATTGTACCAAAAATATCCCGGATAATGGTATCCTGCCAGGGAAGCAGCTCAAAAGGGACACCACGCCATCTGCCTTTCGTGTGTTTCAGGCAGTTGATAAAGTTGGCAGCATGTTCCGCTTTTGCCTTATCAAACATTAGCGGCCACCGCTTTTATAAAGAAGCAGTTCCATGGCATCATTTTCCTTATCCTCTCCGGTATCTGCCACAATCCGGCTCCGGGCTGCCGGGGTCAGACCAAACTGCTCACAGAACTTATTCATGATTTTCAGATAAGTCTGTGCTATGGAAACCTGCGGTACCTGCTGCCAATAGCCGGAGGGTGTCTTTACAATGGTTCCATGCTGGGTAATAAACTCCTCTGCTTCTTTCCACCGGGCATAAGCCTGGCAGTATCCTGCAAAAGCAGCCATATCAATCTCCGTCAGAATCCCAAGCTGTTCCATTTGCTTGACCATCCGCTTCCATTCTTTCTTTGCTTCCTCCTCCAACCAGGGAGGGCAGCGTGGAGCCTTTTTCCCCGGCTTTGGCTCCTGGGTGTTCAGACTCCGTTTCCCTGGATTTCCTTCCAACACTTTTATTGCTGTTGGCTTTGGTTTTCTGCCGCTCTGCGCCACCGGCTCCACCTCCTTCCCATTAAAACACATCTTTCCAACAACGAAAAAAGACTTCCGAAGAAGCCCTTTTTCATCATTTTTAAGTATTAAGGTAATATTCTTTTGCCCGCTCCAAACACCATTGTATAGCCCTGCCGCCATCTGGAAATCTCTGCTTGGCTTCCTCCTGAAAAGAAATCCTGCATTCCACAATATCGCTTCCGGTTTCTTCCGGCATTTCAGCAAATTCATAAATATCCGCCTGAAATCCGCCTGATTCCGAAATATTTGTGGCAAATACCAGCGGCCCATATTGTAAAACTGTCCCTGCCCCGCTTGTCATCATTTCTTGCAACTGCTCCATAGTGGTAAATTCCTGTGTGTTTTTCATCTGAAATGTCCTCCTTTTGTTTTGGTAGTGACATGTTACCTCTGAACACACTTATTATCCAGACAATTAGGAGGCATAAACTGCACAATCATTGTTCCTGTGTGCTGTGCAAATTATCGGTATCTACTCTGCCTTCCTGCACAAGTCAATCCCATATGCCAGGTTCAGGCATCCGCCGGAATCCCACTTTACCAAAAGGCTGCCAATGTCATCCACACCTATGACTGTTCCTTTTGTTCCGATATCCGGTGCCTGCGGGTCCAGCATACGAAGAAGCTCTATGCGGCACCCGGACGGATACTCCCCTTTCAGTCTCTGCACCAGCTCCTCACGGCTTTCTCTGGAAATCTTTCTAGTTGAACTGTCCCTCAACGCCTGTTCCAACACGGAACTGTCAAACCCAAATTTCCGGTAAGCCTTCTGAATAATTTCATAATACCTCTGGCTCGGAATCCCAAGCTGGTACTTCTCATGCATGATATAAACCATGGCATTCTCAATCCTGCCATCAACCACAATCTCCATTTCCTTCTTGTAATAGAAAGATGGATATCCCTCATAACGGTCAAGATTTCTCTCATCCTGCTCTCCAATTCCCCATACCAGAACCGAAACCTGCCTCTGCTCCATAGGTCCGATGGTGGCATATGCTCCTGTCTTAGAACCTTTAAATAAAAGCTGGTAGTTCTCCACCACCGAATTTCCCAATAATCTTGCTGTTGGGCAGCGGTATTTCATCTGTTCCCCATCCATATTGCTCCCATAAGCAATGTACAATTTCCTCATGTTTAACATCCTTTCCTGAATTATAGTGAGGTTTTCCTCCTACCACCCCAAAGGCGGTAAACCGCCCGGTGTGGAAAGATATGTAAGTTTCATGCCCCATGTCTCCATGCAGAATTCCCTTCCAGGTTCTTAAGGAAATGCAGGCGGCAGGTCTTGAATTCATCCCCAATAAGTCCCAGCCGGAGCGTCCAGCAGCGGAAGGCATATTTCTCATTATCCGTCTCCGTCCTGCGGGACGATGCCTTTTTCTGCACCAGCGCCTGATGGGTAACCGCCAGGCAAAACTGTATGTAGGCTTTTACTTCTCCAGCATGGAGGGTACTGTTGAAAATTCGGAATTCTACTGTTCCCTTTGTAAAGGTAGCATGGAGGTTCAGCCCATGGTAGCGGGTCCGGTTGTAATGTCCGCTTTGGTCACTGCCCGGCTCCTGTGCATACCAGATTGTTTTCAATTCCCTCATGGTTTTCGGCTTTTTCCGGTTGATAGTCTGAATCAATTCCTCATTCACCTTTTTACAATACCAAAGCCGCTCCTGTTCAATCCGCAGGGCTTTGTAAAGTATGTCTTCCTTGCTCGCCATAATGTTTACAATATTCCGCAGGGTCTGCGGGGTAAAGTGGCTGGCATCCACATGGATGTGAATCCCGCACTTTTCATTTACTAATGCCTTTTTATGACGAAGCTGGCGGATGATTTCCTGCAAATCAGGAATGTCCTCATAGGTAAGGATAGGGCTGACAATTTCCACCTTGTAGGTATCATCCGCTGCCACAATCCTACCCTGCTCCTTTTTCTGTGCAATAATGCTGGAATCGTAAGTGGCTTTCCACTCCCTGCCCTTCCGGTCTTTTGCTCCGTAGGTTTTATAATAAGTTCCGATGAAATAACTTTCTGTCCCAAAATATCCGGCAATCACCTCTGCCGCTTCTTCCCTTGTAATTCCTGTCATTTCAATCTCTATCCCGAATCTCTGTGTTTTCATATGGTTTGACCTCCTGATGTGTTTTTGGTAGTCTATTAATCACTCTAAAAGCACATTTTATCCAGTCAATCCGCAGCTATAATCTGCACAAAGATTCAGGGGAAATTCATCCGCTAATCGTGTGTTTTAGCCGCTTCCTTCTATGGTATATATAAACGTCCAAACTATGTCTTTATGCTGCTTCTGTCGGATTAGTTTTCTCCGCTCCGGTTCCGGTTTCCTCCAAAATTAAGTTATTGACACTTTCTACAAAGGCATCTGCCTCCACTTCTTCCCGTTCCTGTGCCTCTTGCTCTGCCTGTTTCCTTGACCTCTCCCTCTGTTTCGTGCGTATTTTTGCCCGCTCAATATCCGCCTGTGTGCGGAAAGCAGAATGCCCGCTCAAATTCTCCATCAGGGCATTACGGCTTTCTTTCATACCCTTTCCGCCGAACCCAATTCGCAGGAGCCAAATCCGCATATAGTATTTCTCGTTTTCTTCTATCCGCTCCTCCGGGTCAATCCGTTTCTGGTCCTTCGCCTGTCTCACCATAGCTGCTGCTAAATCGGCATAGGCTTTTACCTTAACTTCATCTGTGGTAAATGGAAAACAGAAGGTGATTTTCTGTTCTTTCAGCCGGATACCTTTATTCTCTGTATCATAAACATGGATAGCAGAAGCCAGACTTTCTAAGCTTTCAAATTCATTCCCCTGCATTTCCTCTACTAATCCGTCACTAATAACAAACGCTTTCTCCCCGACAGATTTGTTGATCAGGTACTGTCTGCTGTGTATAAGGAATAACAGATTTTTCAAATTCAGAGTATCCATTCCCTCCAGCGAAAAACTCATCCTCAGCTTATCCTCATCCGTTTCCGGTGCCTCTATAAATCCTCTTTCCATAAGACCAGCTTCTACTAACGTTCCTAATTTCTCCACTTCTGTTTCCACGTCTCCGTTTTTTTCGATGTAGCAATCTCCAACCTGATACCTGCAGGAAGGGACTCCCAAATACTTGGATGGACATCCTGTAATTTCACTAATTGCCTTGACGATCTCTTTTCTGTTTTCTGCATTTGTTCTGATTTTCATTGCGGTACCTCCTTTTTTTTGGT